TCTTGTATCTTCGGATCCTGCTTGCTCCACCATGCGATAGTATCATCACTAACATCACGATTTTGTGTGTCCAAATCTAATTTGTAGTAAAACTCGCTATGAGGTTCTGAGTCGCTTAGTGGATCGAACTTCACACCACCCACTGTTAGCACTGCTGCTTGTGGAGTAGTGTGAAGTGTCTCAAGGTCAATCATTGCATGTATCATTGTTCTGTTGTAATTCCTAGATGTGTCTGTTTTTTCATAGATATACTATCGTGTATTAAGTCTACATATGCATCAATTTCATCTATTGTTGCTAAATCGGCATTTAACGATTTTAGTGCTTCAATACAACGTTTTTGCATTTCTTCAGGCAATAATCCGTCAACATATTCTTTACGCAATGGATGTATAACATCATCAGGATTTAATATTCTACGCATCTATATACTCTAAAAGTTGCAATTTTCTCATTACAGCATCAACTGCATTAGGTGTCAATCCTGGAATGACATCGTCGTTGTCGTGTATACCCGGCAACTGTACAAACAAATCGTCATCAAAAACTGCTGCTTCATACAGTGTTTTGCCGGGCTCTAATATTACACTAAGTTGATACCGACCAAACTGTTGTTTTGCTTGGAAGTGACCATCTCTTACTTCTTCAAATTTTAGTGTGTTAAAAAGTTTCATGTGAATTCTACCTTTACTACGTTTCCATTAGGATCAGTCATTACATGTGTTCTTCTTATCGGCGTGTATGACCTAGTTCTAGTTCTCCACCACTCATTGGCTTCTTTTTGTGTGTCAACGACAAGTCCACTCCATTCAAGTCCGTCATCTGGTCTCAATGGGTTAGGTTTGCTAAAAGTTGATGTTATTGTCCAGCTCATCTTTTTCCCTGTTCTGATCCTATACCACTTAAAATTAACAAAACATACAAAATAGGCCAAGCCCATCCTGTTAAGTATCCAGTAATATGCAGCACCATTAGTGCAACACCTGCTGCACCAGCTGTGCCAATGCCTGTTTTATTCTGCGGTATTTTCATCAAATCTTTCCTCAACTGCTTTTATGTGTTTGCACTTTTTAAATGCAGGGCAATCACAAGTAAAGCCTTTGTCTAGCATTTCAATATTATAAGTGCCTTTTGAGCCTTTAGCATTCCACACTGTGCCAACAGCCCAGTGAGACTTAGTGCTGATAATATCGCTAGGATAAATTCTAGGACCATACTTAGACATGTTGCACCTCTTTGTTATGTGTTACTATAACATAGAGAGTGCTAGGTGTCAACCATTTTCGCACGGGCACGTTCATAAAAACGCCACACTTCCCAACCTAGGGCTAACATTATGCCTGTTATAAATCCTCCGCCCATCAGTGTTACAATTAATAACACCGACAGGAGGTGTGACATCATAAAGATTACAACGAAGTCATACCATTGAAAGTTTTCAAATATATTATCGTTTAGCATTGTGTTTTAATTTTCTTCCTTAAATAAATTAGAGTTTAGTTCTGCTTTACGTTTGGCTCTATCTCTTTTCCAACCTTCACGCATTTTTTCTCGCTTTGCAAGTTCGGCAGCATCAGGACTAACAGGAACAGGGTCATCTTTTTCTTCTACCTTATCTAATGTAGGAAGAAAAGCATCATACGCATTTTTATTCATTTCAAACCCAACAAAGTTTCTACCATATCTTAATGCAGTTCGAGGCGTTGTAAATCCGCCGCAAAATGGATCCATTACAGTTTCATTTCTACTACTACTGTATAAAATAAACTTCTCAATAAAGTCTTCGTTAAGTTGATTTTTATTTTTTGTTTCACCAGGATTATGTGCTCGAGGCATATCTTGCACAGTTAATCTATCGTGATAACTGTCTTTTTGATCAGTGTAGTATACATTTGTATTAAATGTACGAGTCTGTTTTCCTTTGTTTGGCTTTTGCCAAAACAATATATGATAATGACTACTGACCCATTTCTTTTTAGTGCTAACACCAAATGAATATTTTGCAATAATATGATTAACTTCTTGTAAATCTGTTGCGTGTAGTGCATTTAATACATGATGCAGATTAGTATATCCACTTACAATATAAATGCTGCCACCTGGACGCAAACATCTTGCACATTCACTTATCCAGTCTTTGCTAAACTGGTCGTATGTTTCAAGTGGAACTTCTACGTAACCCGGAACAACATTGCTTTCATCTCGGTGATAGTGTGCATCTAGTTTATCGCCATCAATACCATAAGGAGGATCAGTGAAAATTAAATCCACTGACCCATCTTCTACATGTTTACGCATACCAGATATACAATCTTGATTGTAAACTTTATATGTCATTAGTAATCCTTTACTGAAATAAGTTGGTTAGTATCTTCTAAATTTGGATGCTCACCGAGTATTTGTGGAATACATCCTAAGACTTGCCAAGGCCTTTCATCAGTTTGAGGTAAAGTCATTTTCATGCCAGTACTTTTCTCAATATTCTTTAGTACTGCTTTCTGCGATAAAGTATATAACGACTCCAGTTTCTTTAAAAAGTTATCAAGGTCTTTTCTTGCTTTATCACTGTTAGATGCCTTGGTATAAAAAATAAAAGAAATAGGATCGTAGCCTTTATTCACACTATCTAAGATTGACTCAAATTCTCTTAGAGCGTATGTCTCGTTGTTTGTTGCAACAAGTTTAGTTTTTTTATTTAAATTGTATCCGTTATCTTTTAGCCAGTCTTTAATTGTAGTTGTAGGAGCGTTTAAGACGCTATTTCCACCTGCATTAAAATTATTATATGCTTTTGATGCAATTTCAGTTACTGTTGCAGTGCTGTTTGCATAATATTCAGATAACCCTAGAGTTTCAAAACAAAACTCTCTAACAGATTCTAAATTATTTTCAATCCATTGTTCGCGGAGAGCCTTTTCTGCATTAGCAATGAAGTCGTTCTTCTTTGCTCTTTTTTGCGGAAACCCTTGCATATTTGATTTTGTTGCATTGACTAAACGATCTAAGTCTGTGACTTCGCCTTCTGCTTTAACAAAAACTGCTACAGGAAAATAATCATATCCTAAATCTCTAGCAGCTTTAAATCGTGATCTTCCGTCACCTGTGCCGCCATCTTCATAAATCCAGGGTGTAGTTTGGGACATTGAAAATCCTGCAGATACTAGGCTTTGTTTGAGATCTTCGACATGATCTTCCCAAGAATCTATATCGCTTTCTCTAATGCCGTAATTGAGATCATTTAAGGAATATTGTGATTGTGAGATATTTAAAAAAGTCCAATGACTAAACATCAAAGAATCGTCTTTGGGATTTGGGATATTCATATTGGTAAAAGTATTTAGGTCTATTACACCTTGTCCGTTGAAATTTGGTTGTTGCGGTTTGCCTTGAACTCTAGCACGGACTTTTGTCGAAGGTTCGACTGTATTAAACATTGTATTCATTTGTGTCTCCTTTATACATAATGTTTTAAGGGTAAGCAAAGGTGCTAAAAGCTTTTTTGCTTACAGTTTATTTAGCGCAATTATACTACACTATATAAATTATTGACTTAATTTAATTTCTTTGTTACGTAATCTACGAAAGAACTCAACAGAATTAATTCTTTTTCCATACAACCAGCAGATAAGATTCTCTTCTCCTACCGAATTAACGATATCTTTTAGTGTAATTCCAATATCGTCTCTGCCAATATTTTTACCCTCGGCCCGTTTCCTCTCAAAAACTGCAAGTTTATCAGATTGTTTTTCTTTAAAAACTGGATGTAATTTTTCAACATGATCTTTAGATACAAAAATAGTAGCAGTAGGGTAAGGTTCATAATATTCAAACACACTTAACCCAAATCCGTCATATTTAAAAATTGCTTCCCTACGAACTGACTCGTTTTGTTTGTCAAATTTTAGTTGAGCAAAATTGTTTTCAGTTAGTGTTTTAGCTCTACAAGTGCCTGATTTCAATTCAAGACTTTTATAACCTTCTTCTATTGCACTCGCATCGTCGCCGGTCCGGCCTGGTGTCTTTTTAACGCTTGGAAGTAGTTCCTGAATGTCTGCTAATGAAGTAAATTCACGGTAACTATAGTTGTCGATAAGATTTACTCCTGTTGCATCCACTACTTTTTTAAGAAGACGAAATGCTTCTTTTAGATCCTCTTTAGAATCTATAACATCTTGTTTAGACATTACACCAACTCCTCTGCTGCTTCCCATTGCTCACAAAAATCACGCAACCATTTACGCTGTTCTGCATTAACACAATCTTCCCACTCAAGTTCGTCTGCACTCATAGCAGGAAGACCTTGTTCTGCAATCCAATTGGCGTATTGTTCGATAAGTTGTTCTAGCATGTTGCCCTCTGTGTCTGTTATTATACTACTAATATAACACTAATCAACACAGTGTCAACCTTTATTTTGATAATGTACCTATTAATTCATATCTTTTGAAAGTTTTTATTTCTTTCTCTGCAGATTCGTAGATAGCATCAGCTTTACTAAGTAAACTAGGTTTGCCTGTTTTTCTATACTCTGACATCAACTTAAAATAGTCAAAAGAATACTGAGCGAATCGTTTCTTCAATCTAGTTGTTGTGCCGGGAGATGTTGATTTGTGATACTTGTGCCACTCTGCAATTAGAGTATGCCACTCTTCAAACTGTTGTACTTGCTGATCCATATTGCGCCCACTTTTTATTAAAATTCTCCTCCGTCTTCACCTACAAATTGTTGTAGATTAGGTGCTCGCCAACCGACTGGCTTTAAAACCTTGCCATCTTCACGCTTACGAACCTTACCTGTTGAAGGATCAATCTTTGCAAAATTAGATGACATTACTTCTTTCCAAGCTGCTTCACCGTTCCAGCCAGCAGCACGAATCGCACCCATAGTAACAACTAAGATGTCTACTAGTGCATCTAATTGCTCTACACGATCGTTATTATTGACTGCTTCAACTAATTCGCCATATTCTTCGTCGATGAGACTTAGGTACATTTTATAGTTTGATTCAGTTGCTGGTTGATCACATGCTGTTGCAAATCGATCTATATCTTTAAAAACGTTTGTCATCTTATTCCTTGTTTTCTTTTTTCTAATTCTTCTGATAGTGCAGCCATAGTTTCCATCATCTTCTTCTGCATTCTCAAATCGTCAGTGTGGTAAAGATTAGCGTCCATTCTAGCCAACCTTTTCTCAATTTCTTGTGTTGATATAAATTTAAAAACACTAGGATCTATCATATCGATACTGCATCTCCATCTGCATATTCTTTACCGATAGTATGATCTGTCGGCTTATCTTTACTCCAGCCTAGTATACTCTCAGCTTCAACCATACGCAACGTATCTTCACCGTTGCCGTCATCTATTTTTACACCTCTAGTCCAACGGCCGTGCTCTACTAGGATCCAATCACCTACATTGTAATCGTCTGTGTTTTCAGGTCCTTTAGAATGCACTCTACCCCAACGTGGATAGATACCTCTAGTTTCTCCGTCGTCTGATCTTAGTATTAATCCTCCAGATGTTTTTTGTTCTCCAAAATTCATTTCGCTTACAATTACTCTATCATGAATAGGATTAAGCTTACCGTTATATGTTTTCATTGTTATCCTCTTTTTACAAAATTTCCGTCTTCGTCTTCGACCCATTCATCATCGAAGTCTAATTCGTTTTCCTTAACATCGTTTACAACTGGTGCTTTTGTTTTTTTAGTTTTTGCTTTTGGTTCTGCTGGCGCTGGTGTTGGTGCTGGCGCTGGTGCTGGTGCTTGATCTGGAACAATAGCAGAAGATCCGTAATATTCTTTAGATGCTTCTTCTCTTGTTTTAATAATTTTATTGCCTGCACCTAATGTATCGCCACGTGCATTTACTCTAGCATTACCAACTGCTGGTGTTAATTCATTTTTCTTCTGTAGTAAACTCATGTCTACAGTTTTACCACGTAAGCTTGTATGTGTATTTTTAGCCATTATATTCTCCTGTTATATGCATATTTATCGTAAGAATTCACGCCAATCCAGGCCATACTGGATTGAGTTTATTTTATGTACACCTATCAAATACAGCACATAACTTGCTACACTTGATCCTCTGCCTACACCCCATACAATATTGTTCTCACGCATAAAGTCCACAAGATAGATCATATAGCGTAGTAAATCGTGCATACCACGTTTTTTAAATTCGTCTAGTTCTTCCCAAATGCGATCTTGTATATGTTGTGGACAAGGTGTTTCTGCTTTACCAAGAACATATTCGTATACGCTAATCGCTTTATATTCTTGAGGCATAAACCATTCACTTTGACATACACCGTCAAAAGTCTTTTGATCTACATCTAGAGGAATATACTTTTGTAGTTTTTCAAAACCTTGTTCTTCCATAGCGGCATTAAACTTGTCTACATCGTCATCTGCATCGCACAATACCACGTGTACTTTATCCGCATGACCTGAATAGATCATATCAATAAGATCGCGGTTAGAGAATCGTGGAATACCTAAGTCATCAGTTTTCATTAACATACTCTTATTTTAACTTACATTTATTAGATTGTCAAGTGGAGAATCGTCATCTCCTTGCATTTTTTTATATTGCTTCGCCTGTCTTGCTCTTGACTCATCTTTAAACATTTCTAGTATAACATTTATTTGCTGTTGAACCGCAGGATTGTGTGTCATAAAATATTTACGACTAAGTTCAATAATTTTATCTTCGATTTCAGAATCGGTAAGATCTGTTAAACTATCTACAAGTGGGTTAAACATAGTATTACTTATTTAAATGTTGAATTGATAGTTTGCAAATAGAATATATTTTTCTTTATCGTCTTCTATGCTGTTTTTAATAATATATCTATCTAAATCAAAATTTATATTTTTAAAGTTAAAGTTTGATTCTGTAATATTTTTAATAATTGCATCCGAGTCGCCCGGGTTGCAATAACATAATACAACTGCATTTGTATGCTCAGTTTGCACAACGCCTTCTTGTGGTGTACGCATCCATAACGGTAAGTAATCTCTATCAGTATCGCCTATTGCTCTTATATTAGATCTCATATGTTCTAAACTTACTCTATGTCTAACATTATCTGTAGACTGGCTTATTTTTATAGCATCACTATCAACTTTGATTGTGTTTGCGATAGGACGTAGTCTCTTAGGCTCAGAATCTAATAGTTCAAGTTTTATTGATATACCTGCTTCGCCACCGTCTCTAAGTTCAACTTCAAAGTCGTCTTTGTCTACGTTAAGTTTAACATCGCCGTCTCGTGTTTCGATTAAGATTGTACCTGTAGTTTTTTGGTATACAAATTTTACAGTATTTCTGCCTTCGATAGCAAGTACACTTTCACCAGATCCAATTTTTGAATTATCATCTAGAGCACTATACTGTACACTGTCAACTGTAATTTTATTCTTAGTTTCGATACTAAATGATTTTTTTGTCAAACCTGTCTTGCTCTCTGCTGTGTCAATAACAGGAATATAAACAACTTCGTATATCGGAGTATTCTGTCCAGGTTGTTTTGCTACTGCCTTTGTTGGTGCACCTAATATATATTTTTTACGTTTATGATTCTTTGCTGCTGCACTTACAAATTCATCTATTAAACTTTTTTCAATACCTGCATATATAAGCATTTCCATTTCACGCTTTATGCCAAACATAGGATCGCTTACTCTATATATTTTTGTTTGATCAAATATTTCTGGGTTTGTCATAAACTCTTTATATGACTTACGCATTGTAGTTTCTAATAAAGGTTTTGCTACAATGTCAGTATATTCCATTTTTGTAGGTTCGACAACTTTTAGTGTAAATTCACGTGACGTTGCATTCAGTCCAAATCTATCTCTAGCTCTTACTGTAAACTTAAATGTTTCTTCGTATAAAAATTCACTAGAGTCATTTGCACTATCTTTCCAAGTCTGTGGACTACCTATTAGTAACCCTCGATATGATAATTCAATTCCTTGTGGCAGTGTACCTGCGGTCAAGTCGTAAAGCATTGGACTTTCAATATTAACTGTTTCTGCTTCGACAAACAAATATGTAGGTTTGTTAGTTTGTACAGTTCCTAAATCAGCCGGTGTATTCCAAACAATATTACTATCTATTTCACCTATTACTGCAAGTTCAAATGTTTTACTTTTAGTTGGTTGTGTGGTTTCGTCAACACTACTAACTATAAGATTCTTTTTAAAGAAGTCATCTTTTAATAAAGCTAAACCTATATTTCTATTTTTATCAAGTTGTGCAACAATGTTGCCACTAAATGTTATCTTATCAAAGTTACGTGCAACTATAGTAATTTCAGCTGGACTAGAATCATATGTAAGAAATGCGTCTATCTTTTCTTTAAACTGAACTAAGAATCTTGTAAAAGATGTATCTGGTAGTGTAACTTGCCATCTATGTCCTTCGACAACATTTACTTCGTAGTCAACTAACGATCCGCCATATGTAGTTTGTAAATATGCTTTCAAATCATTTACGGTTGTGTTATCGAGTGCATGTGAATTAATTTCGTAAGTTAAGAATTTGCTTATACTTTGTACTACATAATTATTTCCGTCAACCTTAAGTGTTCGATTTGCATATTCGTCTTTTTGCGATTGTGAAATAGAATTTACATAGACAAAGTTTTGTCCAGGTTGAGCAGTTTTAAAAATTACTAAACTATTTTTAGGCGATAATGATTCAAGTAGTGTTATAATATCATAATCATTATTAGTATCATCATAGCCTGTTACAGTTACTAGTGCATTATTAATAAACAATTGCTTATTAACTAATGCTTCTAAATCATTTATACCATCAGATGCAGTTAAGTCAGTTTTATAAATTTTAAATTCTTTAGCGCCCATTACTACATCTTCGTAGTAAGTTCCAAATACAGTTACAGTTTCGTAGTCAACTTGTATACGTGTTGCTTTGATTGTAAATTTATAATTTTTAGTTACAGCAGGCTGATATGGAATGTATCCTGAAAGCTCACCGGTATTACTTTGTAAACTTAATCCTTCAGGTAATTCACTAATACTGCCGTCGTCGTTAAAATCTTCTAGTTCAAATACTTCTGTACCCACAAGCGTTGGATCGTCAATAATATCTAAAAATATAGTTGTGTAATTGTTTGCTCGCTTTATGCCTAAATTTCTCGGTGTAATCCAAACTGGAGATCTTACATTTGTAGTATCGGCTCTAAATACCCCTGTACCAGCTTGCATCACAGTGTTATCTGCTGTTAGAAAATCATCACCGACTACGTAGATTTGAAACTCTCTGCGTACTTCTGATATACCATCTGTTACAGTAACAGCAAATGGATAATATCTATTTAATTTTTTATACGTTTGTAGTTCTTCAAAATAACCAAACGGTTGTGAATCATAAAAAAATGAACTATATCCGCTTTGGTTACGCTGTCCGTAATCTAATGGTATATCACCAAATGGCTGTGCATCGTATCCGCTATCTCTATATCTTTTATCTAAACTTAGTAACGGTTCAGTTGTACCTGTAATTTTACCATCACGAGAAAGTGTAAGCCCTGGAGGTAATACCCCGTCGTCATTTGCAATATAAAAATCTAACACTTGTCCTGCTAATATATCGTCGTCAGTTGCAAGTAATTGAAAATCAATAAATTCGTTGTCAAGTATAAACAACGTGTCATTTGGGCCTACAGGTAATAGTCCTTCTTGACTAACCCATGCTGGATTATCTGGTCCTATGACAATAATCTTAAAATGTTGATCTTCAAAATAACCTTGATAAAACGCACGAACAACAAATTCATATTCTGTATCAAGTGTAACTTCCTCTACGGTACCTCTAATAGAGTTGTTATTTAAAATTGTACCTTTTGGTAAATTTCCACTTAATATTTCTAACTCTATACCGCTTAATCCGTTAGCAATAGGTAAAGAGAGATTTATGTAAGTGCCTTCATTAATTGTTTTTAACGTAGAACCTGAAGTTGTGCTCCATAACGAGGTTTGTGTCATTTATTGTCTCCCTTACACAATAAGATCACCTAAGTCAATCGTCCTTGTTTCAGGATCTCCAAATGTTCCCATGTCTACATCAGGATCGCCATAAAGCCACTCTTGTACACTAGCTATAGTATCTCCTAAAAATCCAAAATTCCATTCATTTTCTACAACAGCAGGAATATCACTTCTTAATGCTAATTCGCCATTTGCGTTAGGAAGTGTTATAGTTCTATCTGCTGAATAATTGCCCTGCGCTAGTGTAACTTTAAATCCGTTTGCATTTTGTGAATCAAATTCTAATGCTGCTGTATTTACAACTTGATTAGCAATCGGTCCTGTAATTTTACCAGTTGCAGCATTTACTAATACTGCTTCGTTAGCATCTGTAACATTGCCTACATGAGTTCCTATAAATTTAGTAGCTGAAATACTAGGTGAGTTTGTAATTGTATTACCGCCTGCATCTAAATTTCCTCCAAGAACCGGTGTTGTATCTTCACTTAGTTCGTTAAATGTTGATGTTATAGTTAAAGTTGATCCAACAAGTCTTGTAGAAATGCTTCCGCTACCATACAGATTAATGTTGTCAGTGGTTTCTAATATTTTACTACCACTATCTGAAACAACAACTATACGCTTTAATCCAGTATCTACGTCAATAGTTATTTTATCTTCAGATGATGTTAAAGTAGTATCAAACCCGCCTACGAGTTTTTTAAATTGTAATTCAAAATTATTTTTCTTTGCAAATATTCCTTCGCCGATAGTTCCGATATTAGTTGCTGTGGTAGACTCGTCGTCTCTTAGATCCAGATCTATAAAATTAAGGTTTACTTTACGAAAGGCTTCTCTAAGGTCATCGCCTGTTCCATCATTTGCAAAAGTTCCTATGTTAATCTGTTCTAAACTCATTGTTAATCCTTAAAATAAAATTGAAAATACAAGTGATCTAGCTTCACTTACCATTTTTCTTCTTTTACCCTCTTCTATTATATAAAACACACCAGTATCAGAATCAAATGATATACCACCTATACCTTCTAATGCAGTGTTTTTAATTCTACCTACTAAATCTGTATACGTTTCTACTATATGTGCTTGAGCAAATCTTCTGCTAGGTTGACCGACAAAAACTGTATCATCAGATGTTGGAAATAAATCATCTGTAAATTCACCATTAAACAAGCCTGCCTCGCTTAGTGTAACATATTCGATATCTCTACCATTTGACGCTACTCTTAAAAATTTATTTTGTTTTCCGCCGTATAAATCAACAGCATTATTTGCTCTTAAATAATTTTCCGGAGTAACTGTTGTGCCATCTACTTCTAATGTAGCAGCACTTACTGTACCTAATGATGCCACGCCAGCAACATTTGTAATAGAAACATCTCTAAGATTTAAATTATCACCCTCGGGTATTTCTTTAATCTTATTATTATCAGTTACATCTAATATAAGTGGAAATCTATCTGCCATGTCTTCTTCCTATTGTAATGTATTTATGCAAAATTGCAGTCAGCTTAATGCTTGCCAACTACAATTTCGATAATTCCTTCACTTTCATTGGTTTTATTTTCTAGAGACTTACCAATTATTCTACCTGCATTAGCATCGTTATTGACTACTGCAAATCCTGGAATATCACTAGTAACTAAAATATCACCTTTTTCTACTTTGCCTATAACATTACACGGTACTCTCCCTTGTAATGCTACAGCAGCTACAAACTCGCTTTCACAATGTGAATTCATTAAGTATGCTGGATTTGTAGAAACAACACCTGCTACTCTATGATCACTGTTGCGTGTAGTTAATGTAAGTTCTTTTTCACCACCAAATATGACTACAGTTCCTGGCTCATAATGAGTGTCAGCAGTATAGTTTTCTGCAAGGTCAGCATAGTATGCTTCATTTGCAATACCTTGTATAAAGTCGATATACCCTGTGTTGTAAGTGTTAGATGATGCGCCTATATTATAGGTTGCTGAACTTGTGCCACTACCTTCAGGAACAATCTCCCTTGTTCTAATGTCAACTTTTAATTCAGTAGCAGTTCCGTCATTACCTGTATCAATTATATTAGTACCATTGCTAGACTTTAAGTTACCTGAAATATTACCTGTAACATTACCAGTTAGATTACCTGTAACATTACCAGTTAAATTAGCAGTGACTGTAGTTGTGGTTAAATTTCCTGAATCAGGATTATAAGTTAAATGTGTATTATCATCATCAATCTTAAGTCTACTATAACTAGGGTCATTTGGATTACTTGCTGCATTAACAAATGTAATTTGATAATCTGTATTATCATTTACAACATCAATTTCAACGTTGTCTGCATTGTCTGCCTTATCTGCTGTTCCAGCAAATGTTGCATCACCGTTGTGTGTAGTACCAGTATATGTTCCTGTCTCTACTATCTTAGTAGTTGCTAAGCCGTCATCTGTAATTGCATACACATCGCCCATCACATCACCAGTTAAGTTACCAACAAAGTTTATGTCAGCAACAAAGTTTCTAGCATACATTGTATTGTACTTAAAACTTGTAGATCCAATGTTATATCCTGCACTTGCAGTTGACGCATCTGCGTCTGGCTCTTGTCCGTAACTAGAGAATATTGCTGGAACATCACTTCTCCCGCCGGATTGGTTTGATACAACAACACCAACCTGTCCTGCTGCTGTTTTACCAGTACCAGCGCCGATTGATATCCCTGTACTATAAGCGTTTTTCTCATCAGGAGCTTCTATAAAACTCATATAGTTCCAGCGACTTGCTAATGCTTTTGCAGTACCATATGTACTGTTAGTTTTAAGTGAGCTTTCTACAACAAAATCTTGACCTGCTGTACCATCACCAATTATATCCAAATCTGCTGTAATTCTAGCAACTTCTGCACCGGCCGCACCTCTAGCAGTAAATATTGTACCCTGCGCTGGTGTTTTAAAGGTAATGTCAGTATTATCAGTGTCAAGTATTATTTGAGTAGTATTAGTTCCTACAATAAGTTTTTTGACATGTACACTACCATCTGCAGTAGTCTTTACAATACTATCATTTGCTGCTGATGTTGTAATACCAGTGATATCATATGCTTCAGTACCAGTTCTAATAACTGCACCTGTGTCAGCATCAGGAATGTCAGTGTGTAATATGCCGCCGCCTGTGTTAACTACAGTATTAAATGACACTTCTTCAACTGCACCTGTTGCTGCTGTTGCTCTACCTAAAACATTTTCTGTTTCGATATGCGCAAGATTTGCTTTTTCAACGCCAGTAGTTGCATTTGATGCTGTGGCAATCTCAGCCCAACCATTAGTCAATGTAAATTGAGTATTATGAAATGCAACTAGTCCTAAATCGTTTTGACCTATTCCAGTAGCATCTGTTCTAGTTGTTGCAGCATTCATTGCAAGTTTACTTTGTGCAATAGCCGCTGATGCATTTACATCTGAATTTACTATACTACCTGCTTTATATTGAACATCTAGTGTAAGACTACGTCCAGTTGGGTTACCGCCTGATTGACTTGTATTACGTGTAGCTGAAAAATCAATGTCACTTCCTGCATCAAAAATACCGTTCATCCATTCGTATTCTGGAAAGTTAATTGTAGTAGCACTCGGTCCAGCTACAACTGATATTACTTCATCTTCGACAAATTCAAATGCATTGGTAGAATCGTAAGTTAGATATTGTACAGTACCTAATTTTACATCACTTTCTGTAGCAAAGTCAATTACTAACCCAGTTGCACCCGAAGTGCCACCTGTAATTGTTTGTCCTAATTCAAATAATCCACCTGTAATACCTTTTACTCCGATTTTTTGTTTACCTGATGCAACAAGGAATTGTGTTTCCTGTGCATCGTAAATTGTAGTGTCAGTTAGATCGTTTAATGAGTCGATTGCTCCTGCTACTGCGTCTACATAACTCTTACGTGTAGCATCTGTATCTGCTTCAGGGAATGTTAAGCCAGTAACCATTTGACCATTCATTCTTAAATCACCTGTCATTTGGTTTGCACCGTTAGCAAGTAAAATACTAGGTCCTAATGGATTCGGAACTGTTTGACCTTCAACATCAATACCAAAGCGTCTGTCAACGTAGCCACGTACTGCACTTTCAGTTGGAACTGCATCAGTAGCATTATCTGCCATACTAGAATCTGTACTAAATTCAGCAATAACAACACCACGTTTAAATCCTAATCCGTCAACGTTTGAAAGAGCAATACTTGCTTCAAAACTAACAGCACCAGTACCTTGATCAACACTAAAGAAGCGTCCTACTCTAAACATACCGTTTTGATCTGTACTTACGTAGAACACACGCCCTTTACCACGTTCAATAACTTCATTAGATTGATCTGGCTCTCTCGGCGCACCAAAAATAACATTTGGATAGTTACTTGTGTTGTACGACCCTGTACCGACATCTAGGAAATCGTGTCCTGTTGCTCTACATGTACTGATGTTAACTGTAACATCACCTAATGCGCCTGCGGCTAGTCCGGCTCTAATAGTATATCCTGGATTAAGAACAATACTTGCTGGTAAGCCACTGCCTGCATGTGTTGTATTAATATCGTGCCCAACAGGTAAAATGTCAACAATACCATATAAGTTATTAGGATTAACTACATTATCAAGTGTTTGCACAATATCGTTGCCTGCACCATCGTCACCAACGCCTCTATAGTTAAACACATAAAACTTTGTACCTTGATATGTAAATATCGGTGCTTCAGCCGTTAGCGTATCTGCTGTCCATCCTACTGGACGATTTTCTGTAGGTGTTCTAGCGTTGTTGTTCAATCTGTTAATATCTTTAACATCTGTTGGTGCTTCAACCGCCAACACTACGTCATCTACAGAATTACCTTTTGTAGTACCACCTGTAAGAGGTTGATTATTTAACCCAGTTACGTTACCGATTGGTTCAGCTGCATAAGTGTTGTTAATCTGTAGTCTAATATAATCAAAAACAGTATCGATACCTGCTGCTACTTCATCTGATTCAAGTTCGTCACCTGCACTGTTTGAATTTTGGAAACTAATTGATCTATAAACTTGGTCTTTATTTTCATCAAACACAATAGCTGTACTAGGACGAATTGTTAGAGTTTGAATATTAGTTAAGTCATCAAGAATATGAATACTGTTACGTCTGTATTCAATAAACGTATCTAACGGAACAGCCTCTGCAAGTCCTTCAGAACTAAACCCGCTGGTTGTTGAACCACTATTGCCGCTTGATAAATTTAATTTGTAGATATAGTTGTTATATATCGGTGTTAAACTATCACCAGCAAAGGCACCCGATATAGTAACTCCTGTAATAGATCCTATCCCACCAACTGCGCCAGCATCAATTTCAGATACTGTAATAGTTGCATCGTTAAGAGGTGTAGCACCACCTAATTTTGTACCTACAATAGTAAACGTTTCGCCTACAGCATATCCTGTACCTGCTGTTGTTATAATAACTTCATAACCATTTGTTACGTTCTTCAATACAGTAAACATAGCATTTGTACCAGAAGCTGTACCACCGTCTGTTTGTGTTTGTACATTTGGTGTAGTAGATTGTCCTATATATGGTGTTGAATTTATGATATGTGTTGATACTCTTTCAATACTGTTTACACTATATCTTTCCATTCTACCTAGATTAGTATGATATAAATCAAACTCTGCTCTAGCATCAGGCGGTGTTTTAAAATCATATGTATAAATGCTAAGTGCTTCTTCTCTATTATTATATCCAACACTGTCTATGTCAGCCGGTGTACCAATCGGTGTACCAGAAACTGAAACTGCATCAGTTGTAGTAAATACCCCTACTACATTTGTTAGATAGACATATAACCCGTTTGTGCTAATTGCAACCTCTGCTGATACACCCGGATTTGCACTTGTTACAGCATCACCTGCTGATACACTTACGCCTGTTGGCATATGCAGAATTAATTCTGCTGTAAATACCTTAGCAGGATCAACCATATCTTCAACAAGCGAAACTCTATCAGGAACTTCGTTAGGATCAGCACCTTCAGCAACTAGTCCGTACTCACCATAACAACTTGATCCTGTAATTGATCTAATCTCAGAACCATTTTTACTATAGTATGAAGTCCAGCAATAATAAGTGAACATACTAACCATTTCTGATAAAGCTCCGTTTACACAAACAAGTCCATAACCTAAGTCATTAATTTGTGTAAAGTCATTACCTAGCATACTTCTGTTACCAGCAGTTTGTAATGTAATTGCAATCGGAGTACCCGGTGTAGCATTATCTAAATCAATACCGTTAATAGCACTGGTTATTCCACTAAAACCTATACCACTGTTAGAACTAGGATCTAATATAATTGTAGCAGTACCTAATGATTGATCGTATGCTGTAATAGCATTAACTTGGAAACGTCTACCTTGTATATAAAATGCACTTGGCGTTTGTGGGCGTCTAATAAACAAGCCTTGCCCAGGTAAACTTTGAATATTTAATCTAAACGCATCACCTGTAACTTTACCAGTAACCTGTACTGCCATATTACCAGAAAATGCATCAACAAACAATCCACCTCTAAATGCTTGTTTGTTAACAGAAGCACTAAAACTTGATCCAGTTTGTATATAAGGAGAGCGTGTAAGTACTTGTCCTTCAGGATCTAATACACCCATAAACCCGCCATGCTCTTTAACTGTAATGTTACGTAGAATTGTACCATCGTTCATTAAGAATACATCCATGTCTTTGTTGTTCTTAGCTGGATTGTATGCGGCATTGAACGCAAATTTTATAGAGTCGATCATGTTTTGTATAATAGTAAACGGTGTTTCGACTTGTGTCCAATATTGATTCTTTTCAGTAGCATCAAACGCAGGACCACTTCTATGTGAAGTGTTTGCACTATACCAATTAAAGTTCCCGCCTTCGTAAAATCTAATTACTTCGTAGGCTTCGTATTTTACATCTGTTTCCCATAAGTCAGGAGTAATATCTCCGTAGAATACATCAGCATTTTGATAAATCCTTGCACTGTCATACAATTCTGTTGGATTTTGTCCAATCCATATATTGTCAAACATTGTAGGAATATGATCTAATGCGTCAGAAATTTCAGTTTCTATACCTGTATAAGTTGTAGAATTTTCAAATAGTAAACCTTGTGCTTCTAGTGTAAATTCTAATCCGCCTCTTACAAGATCTTGTGCAATTAAATCTACCATATTACCAATTAAGGATTTAAAATCAGCTCTTACATAATTACCATTTACTGCTGTAAAATGTTGATCTTGTAAATATGCATCAACTTGTTCTTTTATAAATTCTTTATTATCTGTAAACACAGTAGCATATGTATTCCAGTTACCTATATTTGTAAAACCTGGTCCTACATTTTTAGTTGCTGCTGGATTTCTTAAATAGTGTCTACCAAAATATCCGTCAGTGTTACCAGTTAAAGGATTTACATACGGAACGCCGTTATCAACAGTAGCAACATTAAACGATAACAAAGCGCCGCCGCCACCGCCTAGTGCAGAATCAGGTATACTAATTGTATCTCCCACTCTCCAGTTCTTTCCAGAGTCTGTAACTGTAACTGTTGCTGCACCGTCTGGTGCGACAACTACTGTAAAGATCGCATCTGCGCCATATCCTAAGGTTGTATATAAAGTAGAATCAACTGTATATGTACCTGGAGTTCTACTAGCATCTGCGCCATCATTAACAAATGTACCTATAGTACCTATGTTAGATATACCTATAACTAATCCATCAAATTCATTATCTCTATAATAGAATAAATCTGCAAGTGGTGATTGTGATACTCTATCTTTAGGACGTATAATACTTCTTCTAAATTCATTACCTACAATAGATACATTCGGCGGAACTCTTATTGGATAGTCTTCGTCATAAATTCCTGATTCGATTATAATCGATATTTGCTTCTCTTGCACTTGGTTACCGTATTCTAATTCTTCATCAGGTAAAAAGTCAATTGGTTCATATAATTCAACTAGAGCAAAATCAAACGGGTCACTGTTTCCAGCATCTTCTTCTCTTACATAATCAATAATACGTCCTAGAGCACCACTTGTTTTACCTCTAATAAGTTTACCTGGAATGATATCTGTATTAGTAGGATCTGCCTGATCAACTCTTGACGATGTACCTTGATCAATGTTAATTTTATAATCTGTAGAACCGTCAATTATTTGAGGAGCAGAAAAAACACCATTCTGTACAATAGCAAGTATAACATCAAATTTATCAGAAATTGCTGCTACAGCAAGGTTATCAGGTTCGTAATTTGTGTCTATAACTTGGTCAACACGACTTTGTGTTGGAAGCGGAACTGCTACATTATTAACAATATATTGTGTAACAAGTTGTTTTAGGTATTGCATTGCTGCTACAGTTTGAATCAACTGTTCACCTACCGCTCTCTTACCACTAGACGTGCTATAATATCTAAGTCCTGCTTGTCTTGAAAGGAAGTTAGCAGTATTACCTCTTAGAATATCTAGCCCAATACTATCTAGTATTAAACCAACGTCAAGTTCACATCTTGCTCTATCATAATTAAATGCAGGAAACTGTGCATCAGTATACGCTATAACTTCTTTTTGTAAAAATAGTTTATTCTTTTCTAGTAATACTCTTGCATCAGCTCTATCTGCTACCGGTGATTGCATACCTGCGTTTAGAACAGTTGCGGCATTTTCAAAATTATTATATGTAATAGTTTGCATATACGGACCCGGCTCTCTAGGAGCAGCAATCATAATTTCCTCAGCTTTTCTACATGCTGCATTGACAGATCTAAAGGCTAGTTGTAAACTAGATCCTTCTTTGCCGTTTGGTGTGTTTTTTTGTAAATCGTCGCCTTGCTCACTAACATAAATGTTAACTTGGCTTTCGCCTGATAGTTGATCTACGTATAATTTTGTTGCTGCTTGTAGGTCATCTTGTCCGTTAGGAATACCTACACCTTTGAATGATCCAGGATGGTCAGAAAGGAATAATGCTCCGTCCATCGAATCACCTTGTCTACGTACTGCTGACTTTCTTGGAATAGCAACACTCTTTAACCAGTTACCTGGTAAGGTTGCATCATAGTCTTGGTCTACAAGAGTTAATGTGCCAGTGCCTGTAGTAAGAATATATCTAGTGCCGCCTGTTTGTGCATCATTTTGTGTAGGATGAACTGTAAGTGTGTTTTCATCCTTAACTCCAATAAAATAAACTGCGCCCTGTGTAAGGGTACCACCGGCGCCTGTTGTAGAATTTAGAAATGTTGGCATATCACCAGTACTAGAGAATACCCAGCCTGATCCTGTATAGTTATCTGCTAATCCGTGTGCTGTAACAGTTAAGTCACCGCGTAAGTCACCAGCACCTACTGTTATTGTATCAACTGCTATTGTATATTGCGAAACTGTTGTAGGTTCGTCTGCAAGTCTTAAACCACCTATAGTAAGTTTAGGTTCGTAAGTAGCATCCGCATAACGTTTATTAATCGCCAAGTCGTCAATTGTAAAATTAGCGCCATGAATACCATTAAGAAGTGTTACTGCATCTTCTGATACGTCTATGTTTCCTATAGCAAAACCGCCGCCGTCTAACGGGCCACCTAGTGTAGGACTTGTGTCTAACTCAACATTAGAACTTGCAACACTAATTACTACTTCACCATCTTGATCAAAACTAAATGCTACTGAGCCATTACTAGTTAAACTTCTAAGTTCTATAGCATTACCTGCTGGATTGACTACCGGAATCTTAGTTTCATTACCTAGTAATGTGTTAGGTGTATCTGTAAGATCCACAAATCCAATTTGCCCCCCGATGCCAAATACGGCATACAGTTCCTCAAAATTTTCATTTACCTTCTTAAAACTTTCACGTATACTATCACCAGTACCGTCATTACCCTCGGTACCAATATCTACCTGTTGCTTGGCCATAATGTGCCCCCTTTAATTTTTTACAGTTGCGGTATATTCTCCAAGTCAAAATTTACACTTACGCCGCATCCACACGATGATTGAGCGTTAGGATTGTTAATTTCAAAGTTAGATCCTACTAGACTAGTTACATAGTCTACTTCAGTACCTATCAAAAACATCATACTATCGACTCCAATGATAAAACTATAATTATTTTCAGTTTTTATAACTTCGTCGTCTTCGTCCATATCAGATGGTAATTTGACAGTGCCCCATTCGTATTCAAACCCTGCGCATCCTCCGCCTTTGATGTTAAGGCTTATTCCGTAACAATCGTTTTCGTCACATAATTTTTCAATTTGTGCTTGTGCAGATGGTGTTAGTGTACATATTGACATTGCTATTCCTCACTATTATTTATGGCTATTTTTTATAATCTTAATGTAAATATACTTATGTATTTAGGTGAGACACAGAAAAAAACTACTCATGTTCGTAAAAGTAAAAGCGGTATAGAACACACATACTACCGCCATAAGACGCTGATTTTATTAAGATGTGATAATTGTGCTGTAGAATTTACTAGGGAACGAGGAACAATGGACCCTAAAAGACTTAGTAATAACTACTTCCACGTGTGCATTAACTGTGATAGTAAAAAGTTTGCACAAAAAAAGGGTGTAGAAAAAAAGCAAGTCTGGAACATGAGTGCTAGTTCAGACTTGCCAATAGGTAGATTTTAGTTGCGGTATATTGTATAAGCACCGTATACAATTGCAGCGTATGCAATTAATTTTGCAAAAGGTGAAAATATAATTATACAAGCACCTGCTGCAATCATTAAAGCACCATCGATGCTAGAACGTTCTTCTAATCTATCTTTAATCCATTTCTTTATCATTTTAGGTTCTCCTATGGCTAACTATATTTAATACAATTTCTCAAAGGAGTAAAGAAAATGTTAACATGGTTGGGAAAACTACTAGGCATTACACCAGCTGATGCACCAAGCGAACCAATGCCGGTTCCGACACCAGCACCAGCACCAGCACCAAAGCCTAAGGCTGAAAAGAAACCAGCGGCTAAAAAAGCAGCACCAAAGGCAAAAGCAGAAGCAAAGCCTAAGGCTGAAAAGAAACCAGCGGCAGCAGTTAAAAAACCAGCGGCTAAAAAAGCAGCAAAGAAAGATGACGGTTTAGACGTAATGAATAAACGTGATCTTCTAGCCCTTGCTAAGGAAAAGGGTGTTAAAGCCAATGCCAGTATGAACAAAGATGCTGTTATTAAGGCAATTAGGTCCGCTTAATTAAGTTTCTAATAGTAGTCAGTTCTGACTCTTGGCGAGTAGTCTTACGTTCTAATACGTTAATGGCTGCTCGCATTTTTTTCTGTTGATCCTCAAGGCTACGCACATATGCTTGTGTTGGTATCTCTTGTGTGGATCCATCTTCTGCAATAATTTTATAAGAATCAGCGCCCTGCGCTCTAAGGCCGCCAGTAACTCTGTTTGGGTTTTTATCCGAGGACGGTGTCTCTAGTGTCTTGCTCTTCCGACCGTACATGCTGCTCAAGTAATTGCTCATTATCTTTTCCTTCATTGTATTTATAAAGGCCAATGCTTGCTAAGTTCTTACATTTGGATTCTACCATAATGTCAGTATAGGGTAAAAAGCTTAATGCCCAATCATTAACCGCAGTATTCCACATGTAGTCACTGTGTGCTCGCATCTTTGCTTTCTTGTAGCCTTGCTCTAGCAATGCTTGAAAGTCAGGCTTTGTGTCTGGACGTTGATCAACAAGACAGTCTTCACGGCTTACACTGTAATGTATTGCAGGACGCACGCCACGCCAACTGTTAATGATTCTCTTAAATCTATCATCTGTTGGTTCAATATATTCGCCTCCACTATTACACCAGTGGTGATGAATGTCTAGAACCAACGCCACATCTTTCTCCAAACACAAGGATGCATCGATTCCCCATTTGTTTTCGTCGTTCTCGATAGTGATACAATTACGGGCTTCGGGGGTGAGTCGTTTAAGCGCAGCTTGGATACCGGCTGGACCTTTTCTACCGGAGATGTGGACGTTGCACTTGAAGTCTTGGAACTGTTTACCGTAGCCCATGTACCGTGCAACATTGATATGATACTCAAATTCCTCAATTGACCGCTCTACGATTTCTTCACTATCTGAAGCAAGGACTGTAAATTGGCCTGGGTGCATGGAGAGTCGAACATCGAGTCTTCTTGCTTCGTCTCCAACTTTTGCGAATTCTCTTTCGCAGTATGCCACCACATCAGGGCGCTGCCAAAAATAGCTCCAGTCACGCTGGGTATAAACAGGAAGCACATCGCTACCCAATCGGACCATACGAAGACCTGGTTCAAGAGATCCAACATACTGAATCAACCTTTTGTATGACGCAATGTTATGGACCATAATGTCCCACAAGCGTTCTTCAGCAACAGTCTTAGTTTGACGGTTAAGCCATTGAACTGTTGTGCTTCGAGTATTTAGCGGACGTTGTAGGTCCTCTAAAATTTGTTTCTTAGCACTTTGATTAGGGTGCATGTATTTGCAAGCAAATCCGATACGCTTAATCATTAAGTTCTTCCCATTCGATTAACTTTACAGTGTAGTCAGCACAGTTCCAATTTGCTGCTGGACCATATTTCATTTTAGTTTTAGAAATTGCAGTTTCTGCGGAGTCTGCATACTCGTAACCTAAAAAAGTAAGGTTAGCATATACTTGAAATGTTCTAGTCATCTATTTTTGCCTGTCCTGTCATAGTTTCTACAATTATAAAAAGCATAGTCAACACTTATAATATAGCCATAACCTTGGGATGTCAAGTGTTTATACCACCAAATGAAATCTTTTATACTATTCAACAAACTCACTTTTATGCACTCCGTTAATTATATCATCTAGTGGTAAAATTGTAATAGTCGATTGCATTCTATCTGTATCATAAAATTCCATTGCTTCTTCGGCTGCTGTATCTGCTAGTTCTCGTGTACTGTAAACACCTACAAGTTTGTGCGGTGTTTCAGATTGTATAGGGATTAGTTGTACTATGAATATATTAGTTGTCATTTCCAATTCTCCTTTACCCAAGGGTCGTGACAGTTATGAGGATTAGGATCTCCGTGAAATACAGCAATACTATTTCCAGGATCAATATTAGGAGTTCCTATATTAGGAAAGTTTCTGCCACCGTTTGTTTTATCTAAGACAAGTCTTGGATTACCACGCATTTCCCATTTGTAACTTCTGATCCATTCATCTGGCCAAAAATCGTATCCTGAAGTGATTTTATGTTTCATCCAGTCCTGGTCACCATGCCATCGTTTTGAATTTGTTTTGATATCTTTTATGAAATCAGTATATACATGTGTGTGTTGTCCAGTTTCTAATCTAAACACACTAGAATTAAATTTTTTATAATCATGTATACGCATACGGTTAAAGTCTCTAATAATACAGAATTCACCTGGCTTGTATGTAAAAAGTTTATCTATATTGTCAAACACAATCATATCTAAATCTAAGAACAATAATGTACCTTGTACTTCTAATTCAGGATTAAAAAAGAATGGCTTGTACCACCATCCTTGTACATGTTTATTAACAGGTAAAGGTATAGTTTTTATGTTAGGATCAATATCAGTTGAATCTTCTGTAAAACATACAAAGTTATAATTAATTGTAAGATTACGTTTAACCATATTATAAAGATTATTTACATATTGTGCTGAATATTTTTTACCATATTTTAGACAACATACGTATCTTGGATTACTCATCAATAAACCTTGTTTTAGTCCATGTAAAGGGAGTAAAGATAGCACTGTTCGCGCCGTGTTCAGAACATTCTACAGACTCGACCCAACAGCGTCCATGTGACATTTCTTTTACTAGATTGTCAGCAAAGCGCCATGCATGTTCTGCAAACTTTTCTGCGCCGACACCATCTAGTTGTGTAATTTGTGCAAGACCTTTTGTTTCAAGTTCGAGCAAATCATCCTTCATTGGATCATTGATATCAATTACTGTCTTGTGATAAACG